CCGTTAGAGGTATACATAAATAGGGAGTTGCCGTTATTTACTGGGATAGCGTCAATACCAAACTCTTCCTTGGCTGCCTGCGGCGAAAGGCCATAGACATAAACTGCCCAGTCAATGCGGCGGAAGTCGGATGATCCAAAGCCCAAGTATAGGTTTTCTGGACTCTCAACAATTGAGACCCTAGGAATCTCTAGGTTGGCATCCCAATAGACCTTGGCGGCCGTGTGGCCATACAAGGCCTTGAGCGTACAGGCGTCTTCCATAAGCAGGTCGAAGTCGTTCTCCTCCCACCAGCGGAAGAAGAGGCGCTCGCGCTCTGCGGCAAGGGTTCGGGACTCCTTGTCGCTTGTTGAAGGGACGTAGTTAATGACTGGGCGTACGGCCTGAAGCGAGGCTGGGATATTAACGTACGCTGGGTGGACGTTGACGCTGATGTGGGCACGGCCAGCAAGGCGTGCGCCTGGATCTTCTGGCCAGTGGTCAGCACCGCCAAGGCTCATGGTATTTGGGTGGTAGAAGTTGTCAAATCGTCGGAACATTGAGCGCAAGCGCGACTGCTCTGACTCCATGTCGTTCCTGCGCGTGAGAAGTTCCCTAAATCGGATAACCTCTTCGGACTGCGCTGGGTCAATGTTGAGCATGCGCATCTTTGTGGACGCCATGTTGAGCGCCATGCGATACTGTTCTGGAAGGTTTTCGTCAATCTTTGTAAGTGGGTTAACCCGTGTGGTAGTGGCGTTTTTAATAGTAAGCCCAAGCCCTGGGACGGAAAGATCCGAGAACTTCATCGTGGTCTTTACCGCACCGCCGCGAGGGACGCGCTGATTCCTGGCTGCGCGCACGCGGCCGCTGCCGTTGCGGCCAGACGTTGCTGGGGCGCCAAGGGCAGTAACAATTGGTGCATCGGTAGAAAGCGGCGAGAACAGTTGCTCGCCTTTGCCAAGCATTCTTGCCTTGTCAAGAGCGTCGCTAATTGACTGGACCTGTTGAGTGGTCGCTACATCAGGGTCAGTGGTATACTGCCCTGGAATTCCTCGTTCGCCCTGGAAGGCGCGTGGGATACGTCGGATCTTAGCCATCAGTCACTCGCTCCATAATATGAGAAGGTTGGCGTTTCAACAGGCTTCTCTGGGTTTCTCAGTGCATGTCGCACTGCAATCATTAATGCCATTACCGCGTCAGTCTCCAATTTCTTGTCGTCTAGTCGGTATCCAAGCAATTGCTTGCGAAGTTCCATCCACACGCCGCTGCGTGGGAACTCCAGTTGTCCCTTGTCAATCGCGGCCTTGAGGTCATTGAGCATCTCCACCTTCTTGCCTTTTGTCCCGCCGAAGTCTGTCCCGCGTAGAGGTCGGATAACGCTGAACTCCTGTTGGAAGAGACGTCCGCCCATGCCAGTTGAATCAACAACCGTGGTGCAGAACGACTTATCCTGGCTGTAAAGCAGGTGGCTCTCCCTCACCATATTAACGACAGCAAGGATTGTTTGTTTTCCTCCACGTCGTCTTGCTCTAACGCCGCGCATGCTTTGGCGATTTGTATAGTCAATCGTGATAGCCCACGTCGAGTCGGAAGAAATACCAGGGTCGACTCCCTGGACGTACCGTCGTCCGCCAAGTGGCGCAACGTCATCGGTAAGACTAGACTTGAAACACTTGTCCACTGTGATTGCTGAGAAGAAAGACTCTCTAGCCTCAATGAACTCTCCATCAATGTTCTGCGGGATAAGGTACGCATCCTGCTGGCGTATGATGGCATCGAACGTGTCTGGTGACAGTCCGTAGCCAACGTTATCTCTTGTCGATAACCTGAAACTCATGAACTGTGGATCTCGGACTGGATTCTCTGGATCTCCGCGATCCCACAGGTCTGCGTAGAAGTTCTGCCCCTCTGTTGGAGTCCCAATGAAGTGCAATGGGCCGCCAGTAGAGAGACGCCGTAGGTTGAGTACCTCTTGGTAGATCAGATCCAAATACGGCTCGAAGGCCGCCTCGTCGAATGAGATGCCATGCATGTCTTTTCCAAGAAGTGCTTTGGCCTTGTCCTGCGTTGTCCTGAAGTGGATGTTGGCTCCTCCGAACGTCGGATGAATCTTGATCCACGGATATTCCCCTCTGTACTTCTTGTCGTACGTTGCGATTTTCCCGATCTCTTTTGTAAGTGGACACCCATTTCCCTTCTGCGCTGGATGAATCCCTTCTAGGATATTGTTAAGTTCCCTGAATACAAGTTCTGCTGTTTCCTGTTGAATGCCTACGTGATACCAGTCGTACGGTTCGGTCATCCACCTTCGAGCGTCATGATCAGATCCGTCAGGCGATCTGGAACCGAGTTTGTAGAAGGCGTGATGAAAGCAGATAACCGCCATCGCCAGCGTTTTCCCCGCACGATTGCCTGCGGATACAACGGTCGTGAGGTACTTTGGTCTCCAGCCAGAACTATCGCGCTTTGCGCAGGCTTCCCACCATCGGACTTGGCCTGGGTTGCCCTTAATGCCGAGCCACCGAGCAGCAAAGAACTCGACGTTAGCGCGGCCGAAAGCCAGATCGTGTGCAATAGATCCTTTCGTGAGTTCAACTTGCAACCTTTCTGTCCTTTCCCCTGTTCCTCTCGCTAATCGCCTTAGCCTTTGCCTTTGCGTCTGCCTTGCTTGATGCTCCCCAGGCACGAAGACTTAACAGAAGCCGAGTCGGCTCACCATTTTTATATTCTGGTCCAGGCGTTCCTGCCATCCTTGCAAGGAACGATGCGCGTCGCGGATTGTCTCCGCTCTTGACTGGAGCCTTCAATGTGCCGCCAGTCTGCGCCTTGTATGAAGCCCGACCCTTAGCGTTGAGACCACCCTTTGGGTTCTGTCCCTCTTTACGCTGCCACGCTGCTGTCTTCATTGTTGCCATCAGCCCTTGGAAAGTGCGCGAAGCCTCTTGAGGTTTGCCATTTGCTTCTGTCCAAGAGTTGCTCCGCCCTGCTTAAGGTTCTTTAACTTAGTAAGCCGTGCGGCCTGAAGAGCGGTAAGGTTCTTGGTCGGACTCTTGAAATTGAATGACGAATCTGAACCAAGTCGGTAGTCTACAGTGGGCTGGCTTTGTTCCACTGGATTTCCATACCGATCATTTCCGTAAATCTTAGCAACAATCTCGTAACCCTTGTCTTCCATACCAGCAGAACGGTAATAGTCAAGAATAGTGCTTGCGCGAGATCCGTAATTAGATCCTTCGCTTTTGCCAACGCCCCTCATCTGTCCGCCAAGGGAAAAGAACTGCTGCTCTGCATCTTGCGGCTTAACCTTAAGTTTTGCAATAGCAGCATTGGCCTTCTTGAGTTGTGCGGTATACTTTGCGCCAGTTACACCCTCTCCTGGCATAAGGTTCAAGGCCTGCTGCGCCCTGATGTAGTTAATCTTTGCCTGATCCACTGAGAGCGTTCCAGAAAGTACTGGGTCCGCTGCAATTTGTTCAGGAGTTAGCAACTTCGGCTCTCGCCTTACTTTTTCTGGAGGAGTTGTAGTATCTGTTCCTGGATTAGGCTTTACCGTTTCGTCGGTATTAGACGTGTTCTCACCAGCCGCCTGCTTGCGGATCTGGTTAATAATCTGCGCTGGAATCCCAGCGTATGATCCCCCTCCAGAGAAACGTCCACGCTTTGCCATATTACTTCTTGCTCCCAAATGCTACGTCGTTAGGGTTCAACCAGCGGATTACTACTGGGAGGATGGCAGCAAGTCCAGCGGCAAGCACGCTCTTGAGTGCGTCGCCGTTAAGGTCAAACGCTGACCCGCCGATGACCAAGAACTGCGCCAAACAGGCAGCAGCGAATGATCGACCCCACGATGCGAATAGTGCCTTATGTTCCTTATTCATAGTGTCTCCTACTTCTTTACTATAATGCAACGCTTAAACGGTGCATCACCCTTGCTGGAGGCAATTGCCTTCAGTTCCTTTTCCGTCACCGTGACGGCAAACTTTTCCTTGCCCTTACCAGAGAATGTTGGGTCCGCAAACTGGAACCCGTGGTCGTCGCACCAGGCTGCGGCAGTCATGTGACCGTACGTCGCGCCAACGTGCCTACCGATGTATCGTTTGTGCCACGCGCTGATTGCCTGTGGCGGGTAGTTCTTTGTAGCGTCCACATTGATAATTAGTGCAGCACCGTTCTTGATGCTGGCCACGCAGTCTTCCCAATCCCTTGGATATCTGGCGTTGACGCCAAGTGCCTTGCAGGCCTTGATCAGATCCCATAGACTTGAACCGTTGTCGCTGACACCCTGCTTCTCCTTGAATCCCGTAGCCTTCTCTTTGGCCTTGATCCCCTCTGCGGCCGTAATATCCTTGCCCAAGACCCACGATGACGCGCACGCGGCGCTGGAAGGTCCACAATCATCAAGCACGCCGCCAACCTCTACGTGGTCAAGTTGCGAGCGGACAATCAATTTCACTTAACGGCCCTTCCGCACAGGCATACCTTGCCAGCGCGCTCAGTCTCAACAACTTCCTTGGCAGTCTTATACATTCTCATTGCTTCCTTCTGGAAGAAACCGACTTCTTCTTTTGAAAGGAATTCTTTATGAAGGAGAAATAGGAGCCTGGCCCACTGCTTCGTGTGATAATCCTGCGACCATAGGTGCGCAAGTTCGTGAAGAGCAGTCTCAGGGTGGCGATCACAGAGTTGGATGGTCTTTGTCGCGTCATCGGCTACTCCCAGATCGCAATTCCTCTTGATCCAGTGGTGGTGTAGGATAAACGAATTGACTGGAATCTTGTGCTTCTTGACCGCTCGTGCGGCCGTCTTCATGCTCTTCCTCCACCCGTCGTAGTCCCGCTCCGTCATCCAGAACGACGTTTTCACCAGGAATGGATACGAATTCAGTTCCTTCCACTTCGGATTCGAGCGGCAGAGCCTGAGAGGTACCTTCGAGTATCGGAGATCCTCCAAGAATCCCAGCAAGTGCGAGCGTGAGTTCTCGGTCACTGTTCTTCTCCTGCCTTCTATCAATAATTTCTTGTGCTCGTAATCCTTCGGTAAGGCTTGGAGAAAGTTGTCCTGCTTCGACTAGCACAACAACCTGATCTCGAACAAGACTTGCAAGGTCTCCGTTGAACTTGATAGTTCCCTGTTGCTTCTTTAGTACTTTTGCGGCCTCCATCCTGGCCGACTCGTGCTCCGTTGTCAAGTGCTCTCGCTTGTGCTTGCCAATTGTGACCCTGCTAACGTAGGCCCCCTCATCTTTAAGCCAGTTAGAGATTGCAATATCGCTCATGCCTTGTGCAATGCGCTTGTTAATGAGTTCGACCAGAGGGCTTCGGCACACGTGGCAGCCCGTTAGTACGGGGGCCAGTTCAGTCACTCAGTAGGTTCCTCGGTAATCTCATTAATGACGGACAAGGCGTACTGCTCCGCCTCTTCCCTGCTTGCCCACGGTCGACCATCTGGGTGGATTGGCTGGAGTCGGAAGGGCGCACCAAGTTCGTTGGTGTTTACGTCGTCCCACATTCGCAGGACGTTGTTCTCATCAATTTCGTATCTGTATCTCATATTATGCCGTCACCGCCGTTACTGGATTCCACACTGAATTAAAGGAGTTTGTGTCCGTTGCTTTATTGAATCTTGCCAATGTATCCGCAGAAAGAAGGATATTATTATTATATGAAATTGTACCACCACTTGTCAGGTTTCCCCTGGTGCCAGTTGTCCAACTGCTTGGTGGGGTGTTGGCTGAGATTGCCCAAATGTTGCTTCCACCGACAGCAACCCACCTTGATCCAGTATTGGTGAATGTAGCGTACACAATACTTGCAACCGCCACACCAACCGATGATGATGTCCAAGTAATTCCATCAGATGAACTTAGTACGGCAGACGCTGTGCAGGCGGCAAAGATGCCGTTTGCATAGGTGACATCGCCAATTGCTGTTGTGACACCACTAGTTCTTAGCGTCCAGACTGCACCGCTTGTTGATGGAGAGGTATAGATTACACCACCACTTCCAACGGCAACAAATGTAGATCCACCAAATGCAACAGCATTAAGGGTATTAGATCCTACAGTATTACTTGCCCAAGTTGTTCCATCTGTTGACGTAAGAGTTTCACCAGCGGCAGAACCAGCACCGACAACTACCCATCTAGAGCCGCTGCTCGTCACGCCAAGTGCGTTTAGCATATTGGCGTTAATTGTCCTTGCGGTCCAAGTTGATCCGCTGGTCCCAGGAGAGGTGCTTACTTTTCCAATAGTTCCACTGGCATCTGTTCCACAGAATACGTATAGGTTGGAGCCATTGTATGCAATATCTGTGATAACATCATTAGATGTAAGTCCAGTGGTAACGTTTGTCCAGGAAGTTGAATCCGACGAACGATGTAGTCCAGCAGATGCGACAGTAGAGACCGCTCCAAAGATCCAGAACTCGTTATTAATGAATCGTGATCCAGCAGCAGCGGTTGATGTAGTTAGTCCTGCGCTTACCCACGACGACATTACTGGGAACCTTGTACTAGTTGATGTGCGCTGCGATGAATACACATACTGATATTGAGCAACCGTACTTGTTGTTCCAGATGACCTAATCACTTCAATTGAGGTGCTATCTGGATTTCCCACAAGGTAACCACCAGTTGCCATTGAGGTGAGGTTTGCTCCGTTAACAAGGCTTGTCCCAGTGACGTAGTACCCACCGCCTGCAGGTGCAGAAGCAAAAGTTGCCCCACCAGATCCATTTGCCGTAAGGATGGTCCCATTTGCCGCAGCACCAGAAGATAGAGCGGCAGTACCAACTGACCCAGCAGCAATGTTTCCGCTGGTCACTGCATTGGCGGCAATATCCCCAGCAACAACTGCACCAGCGGCAATAGCAGCAGAACCAACCGCACCAGCGGCAATCTTGGCTGCAACGATGGCGTTGTCTGCGATACCGACGGAGGTTAGTGCCTGTGCAACCCATCCCGATGATGTGCTGTTGTAAACAAGCGGCAGAGCCGTGCTGACACCCGTCGTAAAGACGTCGTGCAACTCATTCAGTGCGTAGCCGTTCTGCACCTGGACAAGGATCTCGCCGTTATTAACGTTAGATCGAGCAACAACACCAAGGTAAACGCTGTGAGATGGATCTGCTGGCGGTGAGCCATAGACGCGGCTACCAGCAGTATTCCCAAGCCATACGGATTGGCCAGCGGTGGCTGCGCTTGTGTCAATTCCAGTAATGAGACCAGTCTCAATGACATACCCGAATGCGTTGTTGGCAAGGTCCTGGGCAAGAAGTCCAAGTGTCTTGGAGGATGTCGCCTCTGTGGATGCTGAGGACAACGAGATCGTCACATTTGTGCCGTCGGCACCGCTGACGTAGACCGCCTGACCCTTGGTCATTGTTGATCCGCTGGTGTTCTTTACATACGTTCTAATGACTTCCGCATTGGTTGCAGAGTTCGCCGTAATTGCGGTCTGGTTAATGCTGACCGTAATAGCCGTGGTCCCAGTTGCTGAGATTGGAGATGTGCCGACGACACCAGTGACGTAGGTCCCAGCAGTCTGGTAGGAGGCATTGAGGGAGATCGTTGCCGTCGTGCCAGAGACTGCGGCACTGATGGGGGATGTCCCAATGATGCTGGTGATCCCTGTAGCATCTGCTGGGAGTGCGGCCCACGTTGTGGCGCCAGCACCGTTTGCTCGCAAATAATATCCCGCTGGGCTGGTAGATGAGGAAATAGAGACAATCTTGCCAGAAGTGGTCGACGTCACCGAAATTGGGATAGTTCCAGTAAGGGTGGTGACGGAGACGCTATTGGAAAGAGTGGAAAACTCGTTCGTATCGGTCCAAGTAAGGGACGGCTCGACGTCACGGAAATCACCCTCGAACTCCTCGTAGAGTTGATCGGGGATGGAGAAAACGGTCAGCGCGGGGCCGACGATTTCATACCCATTCCAGTGGATATCGACTGTTTTACCGAACGTAAATTTTGCCACTTATTCTCCTAAGTTGACGACGCGGAGAGGAGGAGCGGGGGAGCACCCCTGCGACTCTCCGCGACGATGTTCAGCGCTTTAGACTTTTTAGGTAGCGTGTAATTTCCCCAATGGTGCCAGAGTACTTATTCATGGTCTCAATGTTCTGTCCAGCAGCAGCCTTGTTGGCCGTAGTTGGAATTCGCATTCCGTTGGCGCCTTTGGCTCCCCACATGTTGTCTCCAAAGGACTTCCAGTTCTTATTGATCTCGCCCTCTAGGCGATTAATTTCACGGCGCCAGTCTCGTGGGTTGTTAGGGGTATCGTCTTCCCCAGCCTTGATCCTGCGCTTAATCGCTCGACCTTTTGGCATTAGGAAGCGCCGTACTTCTTTGTCTCAGCCATCTTCTTCTTGCGCGTCTCGCCCTTCTCGTGCTTCTTCTGGGCAGCCTTGCCCATCTTCTTCTGGTCCTTTGCTACGCCGCCCTTGACAACGACCTTACCCTTAGCCATAGTGACCTTGCCCTTCGTTTTACCTGCTGAAGCGAGTGCCATTGCAATCGCCTGCTTCTGCGGATAACCCTTATGGATCTCCATACGAATGTTCGCAGAGATGGTCTTCTGTGATGAGCCCTTCTTGAGCGGCATTATCTACCGCCTTTGTTATTCTTATTATATTTCCCTTCGCCGTAGCGCTTCAGCGTCTTAAGGCTGGCCCCACTGGCGTCGAGCCTGTTCAGGTTCGGTGATCGGCGCTTATAATAATTACCAGACATGACGTCTTCAAATTCCTTTGAGACAATGTAGGCACGCTTCCCCAGGAAGTCGGCAACCATACCTGGAATCCTGGCCACGTTTTCGACCGCCTCTCCCACGACCTTGGCTGGGTCGCTGTCCTTCTTCTTGCGTACCATTATCGTCCTCTTGTCTGACCCTTGAGGGTCTTTGATTTTGCTTTAGATACTGGTGACTTTTTTGATTTTAAAATTCCAGGGTTCATTTTTCCATTTTCAAAAACAGGCGCCTGGGAAACGTATGACGGTTCAATTCTTCGAATTCCGCCGCTAGTTGACTGGGCAAGTCCCATTCTTAGTTTATATGATGGATTATTGCCAACGGATTTTTCTTGCTGATTAAACCTTCTATCCGCTTCGGCGCCGCTAAGTGTCCTTTGGCCGTCTCTAATTAGTTCGCCTTGGTTGTACCCAACTCCAAATGCTCTTAATAGTCCGAACGAGTACTGCTTGGTCTTTGGCCCCTTCATCCTATCCCACGGGTCAATCATGGCCGCAGTCTTTTTCCCTCTGCGAACGTAACTATTTCCGTCTGGGGTAAGGCCGCCAGTTTTTCGGACCATTTTTCTCCTACTTCCTATCTGTTATTACAGAACACCAGGTGTATATTTATTTAATAACAAGTACACGGTGTAATTATACTTATTAGCCCTTCAATTCTACCCACCCCACCCCTCGTAAGTCGGGAACATCTGTACATATTTTCGCATACGGCGATAATTCGGAGGCGTTTTAGTGTTTTTAGGCCTCTGTATATACGGCACCGCTTGATTATCACTGGATTTTTGCCTTTGAGGGTGGGTGGTAACCCCAGTTTTACAGCCCTTTTGCAATGGTCATGGCCTGTTTCGTGCTCAAAGACCTTCCCCGCCTTATCAGGGGGTTGTCAAGTTTAGGGCGGGTGCCCCATGGCCGCACGCACGGCGCTGGCACAACGCTGGCACGGGAGGGGGGGCTTATAATATTCTGGTGGATTGATAATGAGGAAATAATCCGAGCGGACTTATGGCATAACCCCCCTACCCCCTTGACGGATTAATCCGCAGGTGCGATAATCCCATGAGACGCGGACGTACCGCGCCGTAGTAGCAGGAGGTTGATCATGCCGAGGTACACGATAGGGATGACGGAGCGCGTAGAGTACACGCTGGAAGTGCTGGCAGAGAATCCCACGCAAGCGCTGCAAAAAGTGCAAGCGTACGGCAGGGACGCGGACGGGGTATGCTCCGCCGAAGAAGAGGGCGAGGGCAGAGACCGCCGCATCTATGAGATTGACGGCCAAGAGGTACGCGCTGGCCGTATCGTACCCGCCGCGCCTACCGACGCGCTGGGCATGCACGGCGACGGGTGCAACCCTTGGTGCTGGTGCTTCGCCTAGCGCTTGACGGGATTATCTGGTTGTGCATATAATAGTGGCACGGGCAATTGCCCGTGCTGGATAGCAGGAGGTGCATCATGGTGGTATACGAAACGATCATCGTAGTAAACGGGGAGGTACACGCCCGTATTACCGAGGACGAAAAGAGCGCGCTGCAATACGCCGAGCATATCGCATGGGCGTACCTAGGGCGGGCTACGGCATCGCGCAACGACGCCGCCGACGCGGTGCAGGAGATGATCATTGATGACGATAGGGTAGCCTACGCCGACGTAGCCGTAGAGCGCCGCCTATATTGAGCGGCAGAGAATAGAGAGCAGGAGGTAGATCATGCCAAGCGCAACATGGAGCACAAAGGGGGGCGGCACGACGCTGCTATTAGAGCGCACGGGAGAATCATACGTGCGTATCCCTGGCAAGGGCAACGCGCCCGTAGGGTATTATATTCTGGAAGAATACACAAAGCAGGGCATGGCGGGATCGTGGCAATTCATCGCATGGAGCGACATGGACGCCATCGCCGCCGTAGAGGATCGGGTAGCAGCGGGGAGATACACCCCGACGGGCGCCAAGAATCCGCCCGTACGCCGTACTTGACGGCGTAGCGGCTAGGTTGTATTATATAGGCAGCGGGATAATCCGCTGCAATAGTAGGAGGTGGATCATGGCATACACGATTAAAATGAGAGACGTGGAGGGATCGGTGCGGTTGCTCAACGTTATCGCTGGATTCTCCGAGGATACCCCGCTATGGACGCGGGACGCGGAGGGCAATAACCGCGCTACCATCGGCATGTACGTATTAAGCGGCGCCTATGGCGGGTGGAAATTGGAGCAGATGGTAGGCGAGGGCGGCGGGGTGCGTAGCATTACGCACGGCTACGTATCCAAGCGCGAGGTGTACCATATGATCAACGCCTACCGCGAGGGCATGATGGCGAGGAGGGGATGATGAAATTGCGGCATATGAAATTGGACTACCTAGGGCGCGGGGTGCGGGTGTACGTAGCGCGGGATGGCAACGGCAGCGTGGCCGTAGTGCTCCGCAATGAGGGCGGCCGACGCTATCGGCAGACGTACCGCTCAACGGGCGGCGACGGAGCGCAAGCGTGGGATCATGCGATGGCCGACGCCCTAGCGGCAGAGCAGCGTATTATTGACGCGATCCGATAAGATAGTGTAGGATAAGAGCAGGAGGTGGAAATCATGATAAGTGCAGGGTACGAGGTGCGAAATTGTGGCGGGTGCAGCGCGGTGCTGGTATATCCCGATGAGGGACGCTACCAGACGTTCGGCCGCAATAGCGGCAAAGAATTGTGCACACGCTGCTATTGTGCGCGGCAGAATAACCCGCTCCCGCTAGGCGCCGTATATTGCGGTTGCGCCGTATGCGATGCATGCGGGTGGGGAGAGTGCGGCCATGATGACGATAGCGCAGAGTGCTACGCATGATTACGTGGAGGAGCGAGCACGAATTAGGGTGCACGTGCGGAAATTCTCCGCAAGATGGCGGATTCTATACCGCCGACATGGAGAGGGGCGAGGTTGATCCTACGCGCACGGGAGAGTGGGACGGCAAGACGTGGATATGCGGCTCGTGCGGTATTGTGCAAGAGGTAGCATCATGGGAGGAGGTGGAAGCATGAAAACGCAACGAGAGCATGACGATGATCTACGCGCCGACGCGATGACGAAAGCGCTTGGGTTGGTGCTATTTATCCTGTGGGTATTATTGAGCGGCCTAGGTAAGGAGGTGCTATGAGAGAGGTGTGCGACGATTGCGGCACGGAGACCATAGACTATTATTGGGCAGACAATAATGGCAGCAGCACGATGCAGGTGTATTGTGCGGAGTGTGAAGAGCGACGCTCGGATCGCTATGGTTGTGCTATGATATTATCCGAGGGTGCAATGTGCCAAGACGGAGCATGTGGCTGCGGCGGCACGGGCGTATATTAGGAGGTGGATCAATGAGCGCGAGCGCAGAGGTGTTTCTGTCGGTGAGTAAGCCATACGATACCGACAAGGTGGTTGATTTAATTGATAAGCGTCTTAATGACGTAGGGTTTAGCGGTGCAACGGCGCAGACATTTATTAGTGGCAACATTTGGGAAGCACGAGGGTGGAGCGTAGCGTGGGAGGTGTTGGAGCAGCGTTGGGCAGACGAATTGGTGCTGGCCATCATGGAGATCGCGCCAGAGTGCGACGTAGAATTGTACGTGTACAATTTGGAGCGCGAGGCAGACAATACCTCAACCACGAGGCGGGTCAAGGGTGATGCAGGAGATGGCAAAAGTTGCGCGCATTGTTTTAACCCATCATTTGCATGCGCGTGCAGCAAGGAGGAGTCAAAGTGAGCAGGCTATTGGTGATTGAGGTTCTTGGCGGCTCGGTATCGGGCGTATCATTTGATACGGGCGAGGATTTGGACGTATCGGTGGCCGTCGTAGACCACGACGACGAGCGGGTGTACCGCGTTGGCGAGGCCGATCAGGGCGGGGAGGAGATTCTCTCGCTGGTAAAAAACGATGGATACACCGACGAAGATGACGAGGCAGAAAACGATAGGCCGCCGTGCGATTGCGACCAATCGGGCAGCGGGTTTAGTTTGTGCCAATATTGTTTCGCAGAGCAGGTAGGAGGTGAGTCATGAGCAAGGCCATTATCATCGGGATCACGGAGTCAAGCGTTATTGAGTACGAATCGTTTAACAAATTAAAAGAGGCTATGGGGGCAGACTACGCCGAGGTTGCGAGGCGTGGCCTGCTTGGGGATATCCCCGTGCTCATTCTTGTAGACGAGGAGGGGCGCCTAGCCGATAAAGAGATCAATGACGACGCTTCGTTTATGGCCGAGGAGATTAATTCATACGTCATGTTTGCCGATGCGCTGGTAGGCACGGCTGCAATTGTAAAGAATGGCGAGGAGGATATTGAGGGGTTTACCGACGACGAGGCCGCCTCTGTGCGCTCGGCCATGCTGGCACGCGGTATCCTGTTCGCATCATGAAGAGGACGATGACGTATGCGGAGTTCATCGGGCACGTGCCAGCCAACCCTAGGTTCGCCGCGTTCTTAGTGCTAGAACCGCGAATGGAAGCAAGAGTGGAGGTGAGAGAGTGGAAGAGGCGCCGAGACATGCTCAAACATATAGATGAGCATTACAAATGCCAAGTTGGCAACGGGTGGCGCCCAATATGGATCACATACACGCGCCGCTAAGGTGTGGTATGATATTGTAGTCAATCAACTAATAGCGTAAAGAGGTACACAATGGAAGAGTTCGTAGTAGCAAAGCGTGGGGATTACCTAATGGCAAAGATTCTTTGCGAGTCTTGCGGCAATGAGATTGAGCGCACGGGCAAGCGCGGCCGACCAGCAAAGATGTGCAAGGCGTGCAAGGGAGACGCCCAGCGCAAGCGCGAGGAGCGCAACAAGGAGATCGCGGAGAACCTTCTCCAATCAATCGGCGTTCAGTTCATGGTGAACATGAACGAGCAGGGCGAAGAGCCTAACTTCGTCTCTGTGCAGGGAGATGATTTCTGGACGGCAATGGTGGCCAAGGCCATGCTGCGCCGCCAAGAGCAGGGCGAGGTACGTTGATGGCCGACATCAAGGCCTCGGCCTTTATTGAGGACGAACCAGTAGCGTTCTCGCTCATTGTGCACGGCTTTAAATACGATGCCGTGTGGAAGGGCGGCAACGTTGTCTGGTTCTTTGATCGGCACATTCCGATGCCGTATTCGCCAACGTCTGCAATCTCTTCGGAGATTATCAATGACGATTGGAACCAGCAAACGCTGCCGAAGATGGTGTACGAATCGCTGTCTAGGTTTGAGACGGAGAAGCGAGAGGCGTGAACTTTCTGAATCTGTTCTGCCCAAGCCACCCCAAGCATGGTAAGATATGGGAACTTGATCAGGACAGATTCTATTGCTCACACCAACAGCACGACGAGGAGGGGAGTCAAAACTTATGGACGGCCAACCAATTGATCAACGCACATGCGATTATTGCGAGGGAACAGAGCCAAAACCTTTCTGGATAACGTGGGAAAAGAACCAGAGAGAGATCGTACTCAAAGGTGAGTGGTGCTCGTGGGGCTGCTACAACAGATCATTTGAGAACGCTTGGGATGAGGCGGCCAACGGCTATCCGCTAGAACTAGAAGAGTTCGGAGGTGAGGGATGAATACTACGCCGCATGATCGGCGCGCCGAGATGGCGCTCGTTGGGTCTATCTTGATCCATCCGAGTGCGTTCGCTGCGTGCGCGCCAATGATCAGCGCCAAGGACTTCTATGATCCGACGGCTCGCGCCATCTGGCGCGCTGCCGAAGTGCTCACAAAGAAGGGCTTGTCTATTGACGCGCTTACGATATCAACGGAATTGCCCAGCGATATCTCCCGAACAAGCATTTCTCAGGCCGTATCAGATACCCCATTGGGCGCAGACCCTCGGTCATACGCCCATGTTGTATCGGAACTGGCAGTGTACCGCCGCATGATTGAGGCAGCACAAGAGATTGCCAAACTTGGGTACAGCAAGCCAGACTCAGTAGACGTGGCAGTTGATCAGGCACAGCGCATCATCTTCGCACTCAACGCTGGCCGAGCGGCTCGTGCCACGTCAAACGTTGAGGATGTTGCGGACAATGTGATTGAGCGGCTAGACCACGTGCTCAATGTCGGGGTGGAACCAGGTATTCCTACTGGCATTGTGATGCTTGATGAGATCATCAGCGGGTGGCAATCATCCGACCTCGTGATCATCGCTGCTCGCCCCAGCGTGGGTAAGACCGCTCTTGCGATCACGACAGCGAAGCATGCTGCCGAGCATGGGAGGAAGAGGGTTGCGATCTTCTCATTGGAGATGTCTGCCCAGTCCATTGGCACGCGGCTGCTGGCCGCATTCTCAGGCATCGGAGTCCAGTCAATCCTGCGGGGCAGGGTTCAGGGAGCGGACTGGATTCGCCTTGCTGCTGGCGTGAGCCGCATGAAGCGGACTGATATCGTCATTGACGACACGCCAACGATTGCCCCAGCGGAACTCCGCTCTCGTGCCAGACAGATGGCACAAGACAAGGGGTTAGACCTCATCATCGTAGACTATCTGCAACTCATGGTTTCAGATAGGCAGACAAAGGATGCCAACAGGGTGGTGGAAGTATCAGAGATTAGCAGGTCGCTCAAAGCGCTTGCTCGTGAGTTAGATGTGCCAGTCTTGGCCCTGAGCCAACTCAATAGGTCTTCGGAGCACCGCGAGGATTGCGAGCCACGGCTCTCTGACCTACGAGATTCTGGTGCGATTGAGCAGGACGCCGACCTCGTGCTCATGCTCTGGCGACCGAACGATCATTCGGTCAGGCTCAAGGTTGCTAAGCATCGCAACGGCCCAACTGGGGAAGTGGATTTGGAGTGGAAGAAAGAGACGGTGGAGTTCAA